TCGTAATGACCTAGAAAAGTCCACAGAAATACTAGATGAACTCGGTGATGTATTGTGGTATATTACTGTAATAGCTGCTTCCAGAGGTTCTTCTCTGGGTCAACTTATGATAAACAACTACTACAAGTTAGAACAACGTAAAGTTACTGGAAAGGTAAAATAAAATGATAGCCTCAAGAGCAATTAAAGTATATAAAACAGTATCTTACTGTGAGTTCTATGTAACAACTGTGTTTACACCCTATGACTTCATTAAACTTAAAGATAGGTTGTTAGCAGAAGAAAACGTCTCTACTGTCACTGTCAGAAATGTTAAAAACAAAGTACTAAAGAAATACTCCGACTATACCCGTAAGTCACGCAGTAAGTACTACGCACAGGGTAACGGTAAACTTTATAAGTAAGGAGAACAAATAAATGAGTATGTCAGGTGAAATAGAAAGTACTGCCAAAGAAATTAGGGCTGTTAACTCAGAACTACACGAGTTAATGAAAAAACTAACTAGGCTAAAAACCAGATTAAAGGAGTTAAAAAATGAGTAGCGTACTAGACGATAATAACTGGCCACTGGAAGCTGACTTCAGTGATAACACGATAAAAGTAAACCGTGTTATCAGGCCAATGACAAAAGATGAGCGTAACAGAGCCAAGGTTAAGGAAGATACTAACAACCTGAAGCCCTGCATTAGTTGTGGTAATCCTGCCAAAGATGTTTGGTGTCACTTCTGTATGGGAGAAGAATAGTATGTTAGAAGTTGGAGGTCTAACTTGGTGGCAATGGTGGCTCATCTTAATGGTAACTGTTAACACCGTATTAAATACTATTACCTTCTTTAAACACAATAAAACTAGTAGACAAGGAAAAATAAAATAAATATAGGAGAACAGTAATGATAACTCAAGATGATATAGATGCCTTCAAACATGATGATGCAAAAATAAAAATCGTAGAGATAGTAGAACACGAAGATGGTTCTGCTTATGTCTCTATGACTATGAACTCAGAAATCTATGGTAAGATCTTCAGTGAAGGTTTTATACACCTGCTAGAAAAAGGCCTGGAGGAGAGTAAAGTATGACTGAGCTACATAACTTGGAAGAAAAAATTATGGACTGCTGGTCTGTTTGTAATGACCTTGAGTCAATATTCAGACAAATAGGAGATGCTGAAAAGTACCCCACACCAGATGAAATGATGAACACCTTAATGGGTATGCAACAACTATACCAGTGGAAGTTTGAACAACTGTTTGACACGTATGAGAAGGTGATATCAACAAGGATGAGGTTAAGCGATGGTGACTAAACGCATACCAATGAAAGGAGGTGATGAACACGATGCCTTCAGTAAAGCACGCAAGTTCCTTCGCTTCGGTCGAGGTAATTTAAAAAAGATAAAACGTGCCTACAACAAAAGATTTCGTAAATATACAGATAGAGGAATAGACAATGACCCTTAAAAATGCCTTCCCCGACAATCGTCGAAGAATGGAGTATCAGGAAAGACTAAGAAAGTCTCTTGTGATGGAAGAGTACTATAAGCTGAGAGCAGACCACCCTGATAAAGATCAAGGTGAACTTCTCATACTTGCTTCGAAAAAAATCCGAGCTAAAGAGGAATAACTATTGAAACCAGAAGATCTAATCTCACTTTCTCTGGATGCTATGCTTGGAGACACTCTCTACTCACGTAAGATACTCCGCAAGTTTGACTGCATGGCTCCAGATGAACCACCGGAAGAGGAAGTAGAATGGGCTAAAGCGCTTATAACAAACCGGATAGAGGACCTCAACTTGTCACCAACAGAAGAAGAACTCTATACTCTAATGAAACTCAGAATGAAAGTATAAAACAATGGATGCTCAGTTAAAAATAAGTAGAGCTTTAATAAAGCTTGTAAGCAATAGGGCCTTCTACGGTTCTTGTGCTCTAAGACTTAACATAGTTGAAGACAAAACCACACAAACTATGGCTACAGATGGTAGATCTATCTTCTGGGGTCGAGAAGCAGTCGATGACTGGACTGAAGAAGAAGTAGAAGGTGTACTAGCTCACGAGGTACTGCACGTTATCCTCCTACACCACCTACGTAAACAAGATAGATCCCACAAAAAGTGGAATATCGCTACTGACTTCTCAATCAATGAAACACTGCAAGAAGATGGTTTCAAACTACCCGAAGGTGCCTTGAAAGACTATGTTCATCGTAACAAAAATGCAGAAAAAGTCTACGATGAAATAAAAGACCAGTTCTATGAAGACCCTAAGTGGGGGTATGTCATGGAAATGACTGATAAAGAAGGTAACCCTATCACAGGAGATGAAAAAGATAAAGCTATCGATGATGTTAACGAGATGATCGCTGCTGCCGCTGATGCTGCTGAAAAAGCAGGTCAAGACTTACATGGTAACATAGAAGAACTTGTTAAAAACGTAGGTACTCCTAAAGTTAACTGGCGTTCCTTCATACGTACTACTATAATGAGTAACAAGCCAGAGGACTACTCTTGGAGCAGACCTAACCGCAAAATGTTATCTGCTCTTGATCTCTACACGCCAAGAATGATATCCACTGCTGTAGGGCCTCTCTCTGTCATACTTGACACCTCTGCTTCTGTATGTATGAAGGCCCGTGAAGCCTTCTTGGCAGAACTACAGTCCATCAATGAAAGTTTAAAACCCGAAGCCATAAATGTAATCTGTGTTGACACCAACGTAGCAAAGTGTTATAGCTTCAATCACTATGACGATATCACAGAACTCCGCTTAACAGGTGGTGGTGGTACCGACATGTCTCCCGGTTTCAAGTATGTACTGGAGTGCTTACCTGAAACAGAAACCCTACTATGTTTTTCTGACTGTGAGTTTAACTCTTGGCCTGAAGAACCAGCACTGCCCGTAATATGGTTGTCAACAAACAAGACTGACAATCCTTACGGTACACTTGTATCAATAGAGGTCTAAGAAAGGACTATCAAATGTTTAAAGATTATAAATCAATCGCAAACTGCGATGCAGAAACTAAATCGCTAAACAAACAAGCTAGCCTGCACGGAGAGCTAGTAGAATATTTAAAACAACTGGACGCTATCTTAGAAATAAAATCCTTGGAAGAAGACTACAACTACTTCTCTAACAAGTTCCTGGGTGTATTTAACAACAACAAAAACTACTCGCCTATTGAAGATGAGTTAAACGCTATGATTAATGAAAAAACTAACTACTACTCTTATAGCTACAGAACTCTTCGTTATCAAGGTGAAATCACGATCCAGTTTAATAACATAGGTATGAAATCAGTTACGTCTCAAAATAGATCTTTAATTAATCAAGTTCTTACAGAGATTGTCAAGAAAGAAATATACATAGAATACCTTCTCAATGACACTGAAGAACAAAGAGAACGAGTAAAAGTACAAGACACTGTTGTACGATGTAACAAATATCTTCACACCATGCTAGCTAACTCTGACCTGTACAACTTAACCTACTCTAACGCCAACACCACTACCTCCGATAAAATATTTGCACACGATGTTATCTCAGTATCTGACTCCATTAAAACAAAGCCACAGATATACATCGATAAAACCTGGTGTACCAACGTGTATGATAAAAACCTACAAATACTCGAGTTCGAAGGTGCTCGTGCCTTTACCCTCAAGTGTGAGTGGCTCGAAGAAGATGAAGAAAAGTGTATCTATGAAACACAAGTAGTTCAAATAACAGGAACACGAGACGAAAAACTACTTGCCAACAGGAACCACTACTACAATAGTCACAACAATGCCTATGTACGTGACCTATTTAAAGTAAGAGATCTTGCCCTGGCAGTGTCCAACGATGGTGAGTACTGGGCAATGGGTACTACTCCTGCTAAAGCAACCAGTACTATGAGACGCAGACAAAAACTAGCAATGATGCGTGAACTAAATCTATAGTCCATTATTAAAAGGGAGCGCTATTTCCCCATAAATCAAGGAGAACCTATGACCCGTGATGATATAATTCAACGGCTTATGCACGCCAAGACAAGCTTTGAGACAAAACATCTCCTTGAGGAGCTATCAGAGTTTGATAAAGATAAAATTAAAGTAATCAGAAAGGGTTATGAAATGAAAAATACAAAATTTCATGGTGACTTCACTTCTATGGATGATGATGAGCAAGATGATATAATTAACCCTGCTCACTACAAAGTAATACCTTCAGGTAACTATCCTGATGGTCTAGAATATATGGATCTAATGACCTATATTCTATCACACCACAACGGTGTTGACTCTCACTTGCTCGGTCAAATACTAAAGTATAGTATCCGACTTGGCAAGAAAGATGACAAGCTACAGGATGCCAAAAAGATACAATGGTATGCCAACTATCTTGTCAGAGTGATAGAGCAAGAGAATGAATCATAAGCTCATATCACTGTACCACTACGAAGATTTCCCGGTTTTCTGGGAGGTCTTAGACGACAAAACAACTCTGATATCATCAGAATTGTTTGACCTGAACGTTAACCACGAGGTTAATCAAGCCAGCACATCTGACATAGTAAATCAAATAATTGTTGAACCATACTCTGATGTAATTACATTCCACTAACACAAGGATAAATATAATGGCTAATCAAGTAATCGTAGTACGTGACGTAACATTCAACTGGCCTAAGTTAGTTGACAAGCACTCACCTTTCGGTACACTACAGTGGGACATCCAAGTAGTTACCAAAAACGAGGCAACTAAAGCTCAGCTAGAGTCT